AGTAAGCCTTTAAACACAGCCTCTATTATATCACCAAGAATCATGTTGATAAGAAAGTAAGGAGAATCAGAAATCTTTTCATCAGGACGGTTCTTATCGAACCATAGCTGACACTTCTTACGTCCAATGTTAGACATACGAAGTTTAAACTCCCTTTTCTCCCCTGAGAATTGACGACTCACTGCGTCTCCAACATCCTTGGCTATGAGGTCAACAACAGCCTTATCCATACTAGCCTTACCTAGCATGACGTTTTGTAGGAAAGAATGAATCGCCACTTCTGCAGGATGGTTCATAAGCTACTCCTCAATCTCAACAATGTTGGAGGCTATAGCATCTTCCTGATCAGATAGTTCCTCAGGTCTACGATGCTCCTCCCACTTGCTGATTGTTATTGAGTTCATAGCCTCAACCCACTCAACAAAGTTATTCAACACCTCCTGGTCATCAGTGGTAATCTCTACTACTTTACCTAGCGTAGGCTTCAACACAGCATAAGTTGCGCCACTAGGTATACTCTTTACTTCTGAGCCAAGATGTAACAGGTGCTGAATGGGAAGCCTGTTCTTTCTCTGAATCTGATTGAACATATCCGTCATAGCCTTAAAGCTATCTCTGTTCTTAATCCTCATCAAGAAAGGGAACTCTTTAACATCCACAGGTTTACCATCGGCATCCTTAGCTTTGTCGAGTTTACACAGACCAAATACAACCTTGAACCTATCAATAGATCGCATGAGGTCTTGTGTCTCTTGTGGCAACGCTTTGAAGTCCTTAACATAACCTGACGGTCTACCACAGTTAAACGTGCCGTAGTTGTCCTTCAGATCGCCATTCAGAGACGTTGCCATTACAGTTCGCAACATTCTTCCTTCTCCCCCATCAGGCTTTTGGTAGTGCTTATCATAGCGCTGAAACTGAAAGCGTTGCATAAAGGGACGTATAGTCACCTTGTCACTGTAATATATTGTATCATCAGGGAAAGTTACAGAGAAAGCTCCTGCTTTGACTATAGCCACTTCCATAGTCTCACCCTCTACTTCCTTTGTACCCATCACATTCTGATGAACTTGTTTGATCTCTGCTAAAGCTGATGTGCTTTTTGCAGGAGCGTTGGACATCCCCATGATCTCTGCCAAGTCAGCAGGGGATTTACCAATTATGTCTAATGCGTTTTCCATATGTGTTTTTACTCCTAAATTATAAAACGAATATTATCAGACTACATCTTTAACGTCAAGCCAATTATCACCTATCTTTGACTCTAGTAATAACGGAACATTAACATCGATGTCATAATAAGACTCCACTATACTTTTTAAACTTTTATTCACATCATCTATGATTCTAAGAACGTCCTTCTCCTCTAAAGGGTGGACATCCAAGACCACAGAGTCATGCACACTATTTACTAACATACTCTTGTAACCATTTAATCTAGTCTCAATCTCCAACAATACAATAGGAACTATATCTGCTGTGGCAAATCCTTGCACAGGGTAGTTCTTAATCATGGTAAAGTGTGTTGGAGTTCCACTTGCCCTTCTCTCTACGTCAGGAAAAGCGTACTGCCTACCTGATGGTATCTTTATTCTGCCAAGGTTGATAGCCTCGTCACCTAGTTTCTTGTGCCACTTAGCTATACCTCTATACTTATCCATAAAGTGTGTGTAATATTCTGCCTCAGCTTTGGTTCTACCGAACCCTGTAGCTCCGTAGAGAGGCGCAAAGGTATGTGCTTTAGCTTCTTGCCTAGACGTAGGTTGTCCTGCCTCAGTGATGATCTTTGCCGTGTAGGAGTGAACATCGAATCCTGTGGACACTTCTTCCATAGCCACTTTGTCCTGAGATAATAATGCTGCAACTCTAAATTCTAGCTGTGCAAAGTCTGCCTCTAGTATTTTACCCTTCATACCAAACGCATTGTTGTTCCAACGAGACACAAACACTTTCTTAACAGGAAATGTACCACCTCTAGGCATATTCTGCATGTTAGGATTGCGTCCACTGAAACGTCCTGTAGCTGTAACATGCTGTGTAAGACTAACGTGGAGCATACCATCCTCTTTTGTGTAGTGTTCTATGCCATCAACAAAGGCTGAGAGATAGCTTGACACAGCACTTTGTCTCTTTAAGTCTGTCAAAAATGCCTCTGCCTCTGTCATATCTTTTGCCTTGGCTATATTGATAAGCTGTTCCAAGTTTCCCTTGCTTGTGGAGAAACCATTAGCACTTACCCACGCTTTTGAGGGAGGAAAGAACCCTAGTCCTGCCATTTGTTTTAGCTTGGTGAGCTTGTACCCTCTCGTATCGCAGGATGTGCATCGATTTGGTTTGGCAAAACGTGTTCCATCCTTCTTAGTCTTGTATATCTTGCCCCTTCCGTTGCAAGTTTGACACACACTAGCTTTTGTTTTTACCATCATAGCACTATTGTCCTTGACAGTTTGTTTAAACTCTTCTTTGTCCTCCACATTATCAAAGACAATCGCCCACTTCTTCTTATCATACAGTATTCTAGAGTAAATTACCTGACTAACCTGCTCAGGAGAGTTAAGATTTATAGGAGTATCACCCATTAAGCTCTTGACTTTTGCGTTTAACCTATTTTCTATCTGCAATAGCTCGTCCTCAAACTGTTTTCGCACATCTTTTAGTGCTACTTTGTCTATACTGAACCCATTCATATAGATTTTTGTCAGAGTTTTGCAAACTTTATTGGTTGTGTCCCTGACATTTACCAAAGATTCAGCCTCAGGCTTGTTATATTCGTCTAGTAAGCGCCAATATAAAGACCTAGTGACCTTTAAATCCTGCTCAAGGTACATCGATAGCTCGTTAAGAGGTATTTCATCTGTCTGAAACCCTCTCCTAAAGTAATCTTTTAGTGTGTCAGACTTCTTCATGTCTAAATCGTAGCGTAACGCACAGTTTTCTAGGCTGACAGAACCCTTCTGACCACGCTGTAGTATGTAATCACCAAGCATTGTGTCAAATATTTGACCATCATACTTAAATCCACATGCCCACAACCATTGTAAGTCGTACTGTAGGTTGTGACCTATCAACAACGTGGTATTATCAAGCACCCTTTGTAGTCTTGCCTGTGCATCATCATCCTCAATGGTCTTCTCCTTGTGGTCAAATACAAATACTGTTCTCTCTTCTTCCTTAATATGATCCATGATACCCACAAGTGTCAAAGAGTTGTCAGGTTCAAAAGGGTCAAGGTGCAACTTGCCATCTCGTTTAGTTGTCGTATTTTCTACATCAAGTATTATCTTCATGCTGAATACCTCCCTGTTTCTACATCTAGCTCAACGTGGACAGCACCATGCCACCCTGTTAGTTTATTCTTAGCCAATCGAATGTGGCGCTGAGGATCGTTACTGTCCTGTCCTTCAATGTCAGGGTTCTTACTAATTAATAACATCAAATCTGCCTCTGCCGCCTTGCCTGTCTTACTACCCTCAAGCATAGATTGGTTAACATTTATCTTTCCCTCAGCCTCTGCTGATAGTTGAGACATCCAAATGATAACGCAGTTATACTTCTTGGCAATGTTTCTTGCGTGGATTGCCGCCTCTTTGAGATAGATATCTGACCTCTCCGACCCTGCTGTTGCAAACTTATCGCCCATATCAAGAACAATGATGTCAGGGTTTATGCTTTTGGCAAGCTGTTCGACATAATCCATGTTCTTATCCGTAGCATCTTTTATGGACAGCAAGTTTCTCAAAGGATCATATCTTTCTAGTGCCAACTTCCTGTTCTCCAACACCTGATCGCTAGACATGTTGGACTTACAGTATAGGTATCGCAGACCAACACGCTTGTATGCCTCCTCATTACACAAGACTACACACTTTGCACCCTGATCTATAAAGCCACCCTCAGAGGCTATAATACTAGCGTGGAAGGATGTCTTCCCTGTATTAGGTCTAGCACCCACGATAACAAAGTGACCACCACTCAGACCCTCCACTCGTCTACGCAACGAGGGTATATTAAACTTCCACTGAAACTTTAAGTTAAGATGTTCGACTAATGTGTTGAAAGATATGTCGTCACCTTTAAACTTAAAGCTAGGTGTGAAGTCGTCTTGATAGTTGTCAAGTATATTTCGCAAAGGCTCTAGATTATTCTTTGTGCCATTCACATAGTCAAACCCTATGTTGGCTACCTCTTCCCCAACCATCTGCTGAAACAACTTAGACAAAACTTCCTTGGCTATATCG